TTAGCACCATTTAATGATAGAATTTACATCATCAATCCGCGCCGCCTCGATTTTTCCGTTGGCGCGCAGCATTTCCACCGCCTGCCGCACCGACATCAACCGCTTGCCGTTGCGCCTCATCGCCTCCACCAAAACCGCCGAAATCAATTTGGCTTCTTCCGGCTTCAGTTCCGTCTTGCCCGCATCGCTGCGCCGTTTGCGCGTCGGCTTGACGCTGACCGCCTCCAGCTTGCGGTATAGCGTGGCAAGGCTGATGCCCAATTCCTGCGCCTGCTGCTTAAGATATGCAGAGCGTGCGCCGCGTCCCATTGCTTCCGCCTGATTCTCGACCGCCTTAAGACGCTCAATCATTGCCGGATTCATCGCCTTCCCCTGTTTCACCGCCCAACCATTCCGGCACATTGTCTGTCGGTGCTTCGGTCGGTAGGGCATAGCTTTCGCGCAGTTGCTCGCAGTCCAAAATAATTTGATTGAGCGTGCCGACCATCTTTGCCTGATGGCTGATCCCGTGTGCCTCACTGTGCGCATTAAGTTGGTCGAACAAATCTTTCAGACGGCTCACTTGACTGCGGATACCGACCTCAAGGCTTGTTAACTGCATCGCCAACTCGCTACCCACGTCTTCCGCCTTCGGCTCTCTTACAACGGTTTGCTTCTTAGCCAGCTTCTCGGCCAGCTCATCAATTTTGGCTGTTTTGGTTTTCATCACTTCGTCTTTGGCGGCGAGGTTTTCGCGGCTTTCGCGCAAGGCGACGCGCAGCTCGCGCACCGTCATTCGGTCCACATCGTCAAAGGTCATGCCGTTGACTTCTTCGCCTTCGGCAAGTCCCACCAACGTAACGTCTTCTTCGACCAAGAGTTCCAGCAGCTTTGACTTGCCCAAATCCATCAGCTTCGGCGCGGCTTTCTGCATTTGCGGCGTAGCGAAACGTTGGGTGGCAGACATCAATCGGGCGGTTTCGTTATGGCCGATACCAAATTGACCTTTTACGATTTCCATAAATCGCCCGTGTTCTGTATGCTCTTTCAGTACAATAAGTGCGCGCCCCAATTCAAACATGCCTTCCATCGTCTGCCGTACCGCCAAGCGGCCGCGTTCGATCCAAGTGGCTTCGTTGTAAACCTCTCCGTTACCCCATTGCTCCATCACCATCACGCTGTGCGCGGCTTGGTAGTTTTGCACTGCAACCGCATCCATCACTTCAACTTCATTGCTCATTTTTCACTCTCCAAATTTCCTTACGTCAGGAAATTTCAAAATTCGTTAATCTGCATTCACCCGCTTGCCGATTTCGGCAATCTTGCTTTGCAGCCGTTCATGCTGCTGCCTGAACCGCTCCGCGATTTGCAGGGTTTTGATGCCGTAGGCGTAGTTGCCGTTTTCAAGTTTGATGACCAATCCCGAGGCAACCAAATCATCAATATCCCTGCTGACTTGCGATGGCGTCAGCCCCAGTCCGACCGATAAATCCTTATTGCTCAGACCTATAATCGGATGCTCATCAAGCGCAATAAAGACCCTCAATAGCCGTTGTACCCTTTTACTTTCAGCCATATCGACTCCTACGCTGCGTCTTGCTTGGATTTAAGACCAAGCTCTTGCGCGATTCGGTGGGCTTTCCCCCGATTTGCCTTGACGTTGCCGTTCAAAATCCGAGACACATAAGTCGGGTCATAACCACGCGCGATACACCACTCTTTAATCGTTTCACCGCGCTCTCGGAAACCTTCTTTTACTTTTTCTGCTTTCACGGAATATCTCCTGTTTCGTTATCGTGCTAAAATTCAACTTGTTTAAATATTTAAACAATCTTGTATCAAAGATGGCGCAAGTATATTTGGAATATTTCTATATTGCAAGACTATTTCTATATTTTATTGAGGGATTTATTCTATGAGTTTGATTTTTACAGGAAATATTCGGAAAATAATTGCAAAAGAAGATTTGACTATTAGCGAATTTGCTGATTTGATTGGCGAAAAAGTTTCAAGAATCAATGATGTATTGAGCGGCAAGCAACGCCCGCCATTTGATATGCTGGAAAAAATCCTACAAAAATTTAATGTTGATGCAAATTGGCTGATTACTGGAAAAGAAACAGCACCGGTTGAGAATATTTCCATTAACCCAACACTTTTAGACGATTACTCCTTCATCCCCATGTACGACGTAGAAGTGTCCGCCGGTAACGGTGCAGCTGCCTATGGCGTAACTGAACCAGCCATGCACTTGGCGTTTAGAAAAGACTGGCTTAAATCACGCGGCCTGTATGCAAAAGACCTCAACTGCGTCATCGCACGCGGCGACAGCATGGAGCCGACCATCAGCAGCAAAGACACGCTGCTGGTCGACACCTCCAAAACCAATCCGCGCGACGGCCATATCTACGTCATCCGCAGCAGCGATGTGTTATGGGTAAAGCGTATCCAACGCCAAATCGACGGCAGCCTGCTCTTGATTTCCGACAACGCAACCTATCCGTCTATGCCCTTGGCACTGGCGGAACACCCCGATATTCAAATCATCGGGCAGGTAGTGCAGGTATCGAAAGATTTGAATTGATGCCGTCTGAATTTATTTTTCGACACAGATATTAAAAGAGAAAGAACTGTACAAATGGCAAAAAAAACTACTAAAACCATTCATTATTTACGTGCACAGGCAGATCATGATCTATTCGATTTGGAAGCGGCGTTAAGAACGGTTTTGTCAGCTGCTCCTACTGTTCAAGATACACAAATTGAACAATGCAATCAGCTTACCCAAATCATGCATAGAACTCTGGATCCTAAAGATGCAAAAGGCAATTCAATTGGTGGATTACTGATACACATTGGCAGCGGTACAAAAGACGAACATATCCGCACTATGAGCAATAAACCTGTACAGCAAGATGATCATGGTGGAACACAAGCTCCTCCAAGTGGATATTCCTTTTTGCGTAAAGAGGCTTTTTTGTATATTGTTGGGCACCATGTAATTTTTTGCGGACATGGTTTTTTGTCAGCATCAACGGTTGCTTCTTATTTAAGTTTACTAAGCAATAAATTGAGAGAGAGCAATCCGAATATTGTTCTCTTTAATATTGAATTCAAAGCAGTAGGAAATTGCGATAAGTTGTCATTGATACAACAACATGGAGTGAAAAGCATTACTTTAGATGCTTCGGCATATCAATTATCCAGAGATAGACTGTATCAAAATAGCCGTTCAACCATTGCCAAAGCATTAGGGAAGGTCGGTAGTGTATTTACAAGCGAATTGAGTGATGAGGAATTGGAAGCACAATCCGAAATTCATATCAATTTAGAAGTCTTACTAAATGGTAATTCGAGAGCCAGCATCGAAGCACAATCTTTAATGCAGGAACAGGCAGAGGAAATTATTGATGATGAAACAGTTAATCAAGGATTTTCTATTACCACGCAACAAGGTGAAGTGATTAAGCCTTCTGATGTAAAACTGTCTAAATCTGTTAGAATTGGTCGATACGATGAAGCCAACTCGTTACTTCCTGGCTCAGCATTTACAGCAATCAGTGAATATTTTCTAGAACTCCAAAGCAGAAACTTAACTGAACAATGAAAAAATACCTGCCCTTACTACGTTTTATGTTGATGGCTTGTATATCAGCATTTTTAGCATGGAAAGGGCAACCTTTTGTTCATGGGAACGAGAAGGCCGTTGATTTAATTATTAACGTATTTGCAATCTTAGCCGGTTTTTTAATTGCCATTATGACATTGTTTAGTGATATGAGGTTTGATGAAGATGCAAATTGGCGACAAATTCAAATTCGTGAAGGCGTACAAGAACAACGGTATATAAAACATTCCTTACTTTTTTACACATATCTTGCCGTATTGGTTTGTGTTTTTATTGCCATCTTGTTGGCTCATAAAGAAGAATACAAAAATGGACCAGCCATTTTTTGGCTTGAACGGAGCTATTTATTTTTAGCCTGTATTTCCATTTTTTATTCTGTATTCTTACCTGGGAATTTAATTAAAAGCCGAAAAGAAGAGTTTAAAAAACTCATGGAAAAGAAGAAACCCAAAATCTAGAACAGGTTTTAACCTCCATTAAAAGCCCCCTCAGACGGCCTTTCCTACAATCCCTGTATTGATTTCCAACTCAATACAGGGATTTTTCCATGTCAGACAAATTCAACCAATTCATCGAACGCGTCCTCTCCCACGAGGGCGGTTACGTCAACCACCCTCAAGACCCCGGCGGCGAAACCAACTGGGGCATCACCAAGCGTACCGCAATGGCAAATGGCTTTAACGGCTCCATGCGCGCCATGACACGCGAGCAGGCCGTCGGCATTTACCGCCAAGCGTTTTGGGAGCGTTACCACGCCGACCAAATGCCCGAAGCGGTTGCTTTCCAATTCTTCGATGCCTGCATCAACCACGGCTACGGCAATGCCGCCCGTATGCTGCAACGCGCCGCAGGCGTGCCGGACGACGGCGTTATCGGCGAAATCAGTCTCAAAGCCATCAATTCACTTCCTGAAAATGACCTCCTGCTCCGTTTCAACGCCGAGCGTCTGGTCTTTTATACCAAGCTCGGCACGTTCACGTCTTTCGGCAAGGGTTGGGTACGCCGTGTGGCGCAAAACCTGATTCACGCAGCAGCGGACAATACCGATTAAATTTCAGGCCGTCTGAAAAACGATTGCCTAATCCCAAAGGTGTTTTTCAGCCGGCCGGCCCATACGACGGAAATAAAAATGAGATTCTTCAAATGGCTTTCCGGCTTGGTCTCCAATCCGGCCACGGGAAATATCAGCCACACCAAACTCTGGGCCAATGTTGCCGCCGGCACGATGACCTTCAAATTTATGCAGACAGCCGATGCCCCCGAATGGCTTTGGTGGGCATACGGCGCAATGGTCGGCGGTTATGCCCTGATTAAGCGCGGCCTGTCAGTCATTCCGCAAGTAGCGGAAATCAAGCGGCGCGAAGGAGGCGGAAATGTGGACGGTGATTAAGGCATGGCCGGCCGCATTGCTCGCCGCCGTATTACTGGGCGGCACATATGGTGCAGGCTACGTCCGTGCCAAACATACCTGCACGGCGGAGACGACGCAGATGCAGCTGACCCATACGGCGCAACGTTTGGCTGCCGAGCAGGAATACGGCGTGAAGCTGGCTGCAGCGGCGGCTGAAAAGCAACATTGGTATGACTTATCGCAACGACAAAGCAAAGAGTTGGCCGAGGCACAGGCCGAATTGGAGAAATCCCGCAACACCTTACAGGAGCAAACCCGTGCAGCAGTGGATAAAGACGGCAGCAGCTTTAACGGTATCGGCTCTAACAGCCTGCACCTCTACAACCGTGCCTTCGGATACCCCGATTAAAACCGTACCGACAGTGGATTTGCCGCCTGTATCTACCGGGCTGCTGGTCAAATACGAACGCCCCGAGCGTCCGACCGGCGGCTCACCCGAACAACTCTTAAACCATGCCGTACGTTACGGCGAATACTGCCAAAAATTGGAAGTCCAAGTCTCCGGGTGGCAGGACTGGTACACGAAAGGCCGTCTGAAAAATGACTGATTTTGCCGACCGCGCATCAGAGCGTGAAGCCATATTTTTGGAAGAGTCCCTGGCGAAACATCAAATCATGCCGGAACGTGCCGACAGCCTGAGCCATTGCGAAGATTGCGGCAGCCCGATACCGGAAGCAAGGCGAAAAGCAGTCAAAGGCTGCACCCGCTGCATCGTTTGCCAAGAATATTTCGAACACGGATGGCCTTAAAAATGGAAAAAACCTTTATACACATCGAATTTTGGCAGTTGGTCGGATTTCTTCTCTCCTTCCTCGGCATCTGTTTTACCTTCGGCAAAATGCTGCTGGCGCAATTCCGCGAGCAGCAGGACGAACGCCAAAAACAGCAGGAACGCCTGCAAGGCAAAGTCGAAATTATGGAAAACAAACTGGCGGAATTCAACGCCGGACTGCCCCTGACCTATGTTTTGCGGGAAGACTACATCCGCAATCAGGTCGTCCTCGAAGCCAAGCTCGACAACGTCGCCGAAAAACTCACCGAAATCTACAAAATGGAAAGCGTAAAGAAATGATTAGCCAAGAATTGATTGCCAAACAACGCCGCGAGGGGATGCGTTGGAACATCATCAACACCCTTAATAAAGCCCGCCCGCACACCACCAGCGAAACCTTCCTGCTGGACATCATGAATGCGATTTACCCGCAGACCACCGCCACCGAACTGCGCCAGCAGCTCGACTACCTTGCCGACCGCAAAATGGTCGAACTGAATAAAGCACCGCACGGCTTGTGGTTTGCCGACCTGACCAGTTTGGGTGTCGATATTGCCGAATACACGGTCGAATGCCGCGCCGGTATCGCCCGCCCCGAAAAAGTGTGGAGCTGATATGGCAAAACGCAGCGTCATCGACCAACTCCCTGAAGCCGTCCGACACGAGTTTGAGCGCAAGCTCGTCGAAAACGGCTTCGCCGACTATCAGGCATTATCCGAATGGTTGCAGCAACAGGGATACGAAATCAGCCGCTCCGCCGCCCATCGGTACGGCCAAAAAGTACAGCGTCGGTTTGCCGCCATCAAAAACAGCACCGAAGCGGCACGCCTGATTGCCGAAGGTGCGGCAGACGAGGGGGATACCCGCTCCGAAGCCTTGATGGCGATGTTGCAGACAGAGTTGTTTGAGGCATTGGTGCAGATTGGCGAAATGCCCGAAGACGAGTTAAACGCGCTTGACCGCTTCGGGATTATGAGCGAGGGCGCGCGCAAAATCAGCGGGCTGATTACCGCCGGAACGCGCCTTAAAGAATATCAGGCAAAAGTTAAAGCCAAAGTCGAAGCCGCCGCCGAAAACGTGGCCAAGCAGGCAAAAAAAGGCGGGCTGTCCGACGCGGCTGCCGAAGCCATCCGCAAACAGATTTTAGGTATCGCATCATGACATTGCCTAAAACCGAAGACCGAACGCCATCGGCATTGCTGCCTTACCAGCAGCGTTGGTGCGCCGATAACTCTCCCGTCAAACTCTGCGAAAAATCCCGACGCATCGGTCTGAGCTGGGGCGAGGCTGCCGATACCGCCTTGCTGGCCGCATCTGCTAAAGGCATGGACGCATGGTACATCGGCTATAACAAAGATATGGCCTTGGAGTTTATCCGCGACTGTGCAGGCTGGGCGAAGCATTATCAGCTGGCGGCAGGAGAAATCGAAGAAACCGAAGAAGTGTTTGTCGAAGGCGACGACCGGCAGGCCGTGTTGGCCTTCGTTATCCGCTTTGCTTCCGGCTTTCGCATTACCGCCTTATCCAGCCGACCTTCTAACCTGCGCGGTAAACAAGGCCGCGTGATTATTGATGAAGCAGCGTTCCACGAACAGCTCGGCGAGCTGCTCAAAGCGGCAATGGCATTGCTGATGTGGGGCGGGCAAGTACACATCATCTCTACCCATGACGGTGTGGACAATCCGTTCAACGAGCTGATTACCGACATCCGTGCGGGCAAAAAGCCGTACTCCATCCACCGCATTACTTTCGACGAGGCCGTTTCAGACGGCCTCTACCGCCGCATCTGCCTGCGTTTGGGTAAAGAGTGGACGAAAGAGGGAGAGGAGGCATGGTGCAAAGAGATTCGTGATTTCTACGGCGACGATGCATCTGAAGAGTTGGACTGCATCCCTAAAAACGGCGGCGGCAAATGGCTCAACCGAGCCTTGATTGAGAGTCGTATGAGTCCTTATACGCCGGTTATCAGATACGACCAAAGCGATGAGTTCGGCCTCTTGCCCGAGCCGCGCCGCGCCGCCGAAGTAGCGGACTGGATAGCCGACACCCTGCAACCGCTGCTCGACGGTTTGGATAAAACCCGAGTTTCCTTTGTGGGTGAAGACTTTGCCCGCAGCGGCGACCGTACCGTCATCGTCCCTTTATTGCAGCAGCCTAATTTAAGCCTTAAGCCGCCGTTCGTGTTGGAGTTGGGCAATATGCCGTTTGCCCAACAAGAGCAAATTATGAAACACCTGTTGCACGGCTTACCCAATCTGCGCGGAGCGGCATTGGACGCGCGCGGCAACGGCCAGTCAATCGCCGAAGCCATGCGCGACGAATTTGGCGCGGAGGTATGCGAGTCGGTCATGCTCTCGGAAAACTGGTACCGCACACATACCGCGCCGTTCAAAGCCGCACTCGAAGACGGCACGTTGGACGCAATCCCGAAAGACGAAGACATACTGACCGACCTGCGCGCCTTCGAGTTGGTCAGAGGCGTGCCGCGCATCCCCGATGTACGCACCAAAGGTCAAGACGGCAAAAAACGCCACGGCGACGCGGCGATTGCCTTTGTCCTTGCCCATTACGCCACCCGCGAGCTGAATACCGGACCGATACGCGTAGCCAGCCGCCGAATCCGCCGAAAAAGCGCATTAACCAAAGGTTATTAAGGTATTTAAAGAGTACATATCATGCCCAAACCCCACCTCAAACTCAAAACCAGTCAAGGCATCATGACCTTCAAGCCGCAGGATTTATCTGCCCATCTCGCCGTTTCCCGCCCGTTTTTTAGCGGTTTTAACGGCTGGCTGCCTAATCCCGACCCCGTTTTGCGCAAAATGGGCAGGCAAATCTCCGTTTACCGCGAGCTGATGCGCGACCCCTTAGTCGGCTCGTTGGTACGCCGCCGAAAAGCAGCTGTTGCCCGCCTCGAATGGCGGCTTGAAGGCGACGATACGCCTAAAAATGTCCGGGATTTTATTGATAGCTGGCTGGCTGAAACCGATGTTTACCGCCTGATTAAAGACGTTTTAAACGCCGTTTTTTACGGCTATCAACCCATCGAGCTGATTTGGCGTACCGATTCTGCATGGCTGCCTGAAAAAATCATCGCCAAGCCTCAAGAGTGGTTCGCCTTCAACGACGACGGCGAGTTGCGTTACATCCAAAATGGGCTGACCGATACCGTTCCCCCGCCTTATAAGTTCCTCTGCCCGACACATGAGGCAGATTATCTCAACCCCTACGGTTTGGGCGATTTGGGCTTGGTTTTTTGGCTGGTCACCTTCAAACGCGGCGGCCTTAAATTCTGGATGCAGTTCACCGAAAAATACGGCGCGCCTTGGCTGATTGGTAAAGAGCCGCGTTCCAATACCCCGCAGGATAGCGACAAGCTGCTGGACGCGCTCGAAGCCCTGATCGGCAACAGCGTCGGCACCATCCCCAACGATTCCAGCGTCGAGATACATGAGGCAAGCGGCAAGGCCTCATCTATTGATGCCTACGACAAGCTCATCCGTTATTGCCGCTCCGAAATCAGCATTGCACTGCTCGGACAAGACCAAACCACCGAAAAAGACAGTACCCACGCCAGCGCGTCCGCAGGCTTGGAAGTAACGGACGACATCCGCGACAGCGACAAACGAATCGTGGAGACAACGTTCAATCAGTTGATAGAGTGGGTGGTAGAGATAAATTTCGGAGACGTTGCCCGCCCGAAATTCGTGCTGTTCGAAAATGAGGAAAGCGGCACCAGAGAGCGTGCCGAACGGGATAAGATGATGGTGGATGCCGGTGCCAAGTTCACCAACCAATACTGGCAGCGTACATACGGTTTGAGAGAGGGAGATTTGGTTGAGGATGTTCAAGCAACCCCGGAGGCAAAAGCTGCCGACTTCACCGAGGGCAATTTGATGGATGCTGGTTTGGTCATCGACGGACTTGCCCCCGACACAGGCCGTCTGAATGAACAGGGCGAACGGCTGACTGCCGTCCTGGTGTCCGAATTAAGGCAGGGCGAAACCGCCGAAAACCTGCTCGACCGTCTGACCGCCGCCTATCCGAATATGGACGATACCGCCTTGCAAAACGAGTTGGCACGCCTGATTTTCCTTTCCGACTTGGTCGGCAGGATTGAAGTGGTACAGGAGCTTAAATCATGAACCCCGAAGATATTAAAGCCGTCTTCGGCATGACGCCGGAAGCCGCCGTCGCCTATCTCAAGCAAAAAGGCATTGCCGTATCTTGGGACTGGCAGGATATGTTGGACGACGCGCACGCCACCGCGTTTACCGTTGCCAAAACCGCCAAAATGGATGTGCTGTCTGACATCTATTCCGCCGTCGTCGATGCCGCCGAACAAGGCCGGACGCTGGAAGAGTTCGACCGCGAACTCGCCCCCGTTCTGCAGCGCAAAGGCTGGTGGGGCAGGCAGGAAGTTCAAAATCCCGAAGGAGAAACCCAAAGCGTACAGCTCGGCAGCCCCCACCGCCTGAAAACCATCTACCTGACCAATATGCAGTCAGCCTACATGGCGGGTCGCTACGCCGAAATGATGGATTCCATCGACACGCACCCTTATTGGCAGTACGTTGCCATCAACGACAGTCGCACCCGCGAAACCCACCGTATGTTACACGGTCGCGTCTATGCAGCCGATGACCCAGTGTGGGACAGCCTGTATCCGCCCTTGGATTACCGCTGCCGCTGCCGGGTTCGCCCTCTGTCGCGCGGTATGGGTGAGAGCCGCGTTCAAGCCAGATCGACTCTTGAGTCCGTCACCGTCGATATAGGTTCAAACCCTTATACCGGGGAGGCACGCTATGCCCGGCGCACCGGCATCCGCATCAACAACAAATTTATCGCCCCCAATGCGGGCTTCAATGCCAACCAAGGCAAATCCATGTTGTCCCGCATGGCGCAAATTGCCGTGGAAAAGGCGCAGGCAACCCATCCGGATATCGCCCGGATTGCCATCAAAACCATGATGGCTAACCAGAAATTCAAAAACGCCCTAACCCCCGAATCGTTGGCATGGGTGCGCGAATTATTGAGGGGCTGACCATGCTTGAGATTAAATTAGACGCAGAGCGGCTCGACCACGGCTTGAATACGCTGCTCAAAAACGCCACCAACACCCGCGCCATGATGCGGGGCATCGCAACCGAGTTGCTGTCTATGACCGAAGAAAACTTCGAATCCGAAGGTTGGGGCGGACAGCGATGGAAACAAAGCCGGCGCGCCGCAGATGAGGGAGGCAAGACCCTGCAAAAAAGCGGGCAACTCGCCGCCAGCCTGACCACACAGGTCGGCAGCAACTATGCCCGCATCGGCAGCAACAAAAAATATGCCGCCATCCACCACCTCGGCGGTCAAGCAGGCCGTGGCCACAAAACCAACCTCCCAGCACGCCCCTATCTCCCCATCAACGGCAACAACCAACTCCAACCCGATGCCGAACGCAGAATCCTCGACATCGCCATCACCGCCCTCAAAAAAGGACTCTGA